ACCCAATCATGGGAGCACTGAGTGATGCTGTTCATACTATACACTGGTTCTCCGTTCTCGTCAATAGCAGATCCAAATCGTTTGAGGAGGAGACCATAAACTTTTTGTCTCATCTCCATACGTTCGTCACTATATCTCCAATCATTGTTCATGAAAGTTTTCTGATCCTCCAAGGTGTAAAGTAGTTTTACCATGATCTGTAGCAATATTATACATCACCTCATGAATATTTTTTACTTCTATATTGGTATCATCAAGTAATAGATTTTCAATAACAGCTTGTTCGTAAGCAAGTTTATAGTCTATTTGATGAAGAGAGAAGCAACCATGACCAAACCAAGGGTCGTCTTTAAGATATTCTGGTGCAGGGTATGTCATACTAGGACCATTTTATTTTTATAATCATAAGCATAAACTTCGCGATTACCTTTGATGCCCCATCCTAACCAGTAGTATGCGGGAACCATATACTGTGAAATAGAATTTCCATGTCCTTCAAACTCAGGAAGATACCGTTGGAAGATTGGTTCGTTAATCATGTAACGAGTTTGACCTTCCAGACTGCTAGGATTGCATCCATACTTAGCACAGAAACTACCAAGAGCTTTATAACGTCCAATAGAAGTCCACTGAATAAGACCAAATCCTCCAGAAGTACATTCAGTATAAGACACCCTGGCACCACCTTCACAGATGTTAGCGATGAACTTACTCTCTTGCTTGATGTTTCCCATCAGTGTAGCAAGAGCATTGACATCAGTAATGTTCGTCCTCTCTTGAAGTTGTGAGAGAACATACTGCTCTGCCGGACTGCAGTCTTCACACTTCCAAGTAGGTTCATAGTGTATCACAGGAATTTCCTGCTGGAGATCTTCCACTAAAGGAGGGAGGATGGTAGACGGAAGAAGGAAGGTCAGACCAGCAGCAATAATTGATGTTGAGATCATTCGTTTCATTACAACAATCTGTAGTTTACCATCTATGTAGGGGGTTGTCAAGCGCCAATAAATAAGTATACTACATGCATCACAGCAGGTTCCCATGAGATTTAACGCAACAGACATGCACCGTCTCCACACCGCATGTAAGGTATACCAAGAACAAACCGGTTCTGAATGGATGTGGGATCAGTATGAAAATCTCATCGAAAAAATTCATTTTTATGCAGAAGAATACTGTCCAGATGCGTCATCAAATGCTGACAATTTATGAGTAGAAAGACTTAGAAATAACATAGATAGTGTAAATGAAAAAAGATTATGTGAGTAGAGAAGAATGCCAGGAGATGATCGATGATGCCATACGAAAACACAATCGTAATGCTGGAATTATCAGTATGTGTGTTGGTTGGGTTGTTCTCTCACTTTTTGCTGAGGGTCTTCTTCGACTTATCGGAGTAATTCCCCCACTGTTCCCAAGTTTAAATTTAACTCTGTAAATGAAATGAAAGTTGGTATTATTGGTTTAGGTAGAATGGGCGAGGGAATGTCTCGCCGTATGATTAAAGCAGGGCATGAGGTTTGGGGTTATAGAAATAACTACGAGAAGGCATGTGAACAATATGAAGCAGGATATGTAAGTGGTGTCACTACTTCATTACAAAGTCTTGTTCATGCAGTTAAATCTGACCGTAAGCAATACACCAGTGCTGGTAATATTCCTGGTGTCTTCCAACTTGTTATCCCCGCAGAATTAGTAGAGGAAACTATCGATGAGTTATTACCATTACTTAGTGATGGAGATATTATTATTGATCATGGCAATTCCAATTTTAAGGATTCAAGGAGGAGAGCACTCCGCCTTGAGAAACTGGGTGTCCAGTATATTGACTGTGGTACTTCTGGTGGTGTTTATGGTTTGGACCGTGGATACTGTCTTATGGTTGGTGGTAGAAGCCGTGCGGTCGATGTATGCCGCCCTATCTTCGATGCCCTCTCTCCGGGAATTGATTCTGCCGAACGCACCGGGCATGGTGAATATGTAATGTATCCTGAAGAATTTGGTTGGATGTATTGTGGTGATCCTGGTGCAGGACACTTTGTAAAGATGGTTCATAATGGTATTGAGTATGGAATCATGCAAGCATATGCCGAAGGATTTAATATTATCAATGAAGCAAACACAGGTTCTCAATATGTCAAAGAAGGAGACGCTGAGGTTGCGCCTATGGCAGACCCTGAATCCTATTGCTATGAGATTGACGTTGCTAGGGTGGCTGAGTGTTGGCGTCGTGGTAGCGTTGTTGGTAGTTGGTTACTGGACCTTACTGCCGAGGTACTACGAAATGACCCAGAACTTAGTCAGTTTGATGGTGGGGTTAGTGATAGTGGTGAGGGACGTTGGACTGTTCATGCTGCTGTGGACCTTGGGGTTCCTGCTCCTGTCCTTAGTGCTGCATTATTTGAGCGGTTCAACTCTAGAAGATTAGGAACCTTTGCTAACAAAGTTCTTAATGGAATGCGTTTTATGTTTGGTGGTCATCATGTTAGGTAATGTCTTACTTTGGATCTCAATACCATGGGTATGTACCACCATTTATTTCGGGTACAGAAAAGGTGAAAATAACTATTACGAAACCGACGCCTACACAGGAAATGGAACAGCGCATTAGAATGAGATACGCATTTGCGATGTCAGCGTTCGGAAGAATGTTTGAACCCCGTGGTATCTCACATCAAATGAGATCATTCTGCTATGAGTGGGCTCAAAATATTACTGAACTTCCTCCATACGAGGATTTATATAAAGTCGATCGATATTTCTTAGAACTATGGAAATTGAAATCGCAGCAATAATTATATTGTTCTCGTCATTCGGTCTTTTCTTGTTCATACTGTCATTATTTTAACCTAATGAATGTATTTCTAACCGCAACACTATTGTTTGCTACATTACTAGTATCAATTATATGTGCTCTCGACAGCGCATACATAACACAAACAACTTTTTACTCATGAAAATCTTTTTAGACACCGCTGACCTCGATGAGATCAAGAAGGCAGCAAGAACCGGTTTAATTGATGGGGTCACTACAAATCCCACACTAATTAAAAGAAGCGGTAGGGCGCTGCCTGATGTCGCTAAGGAATTAACTGATAGGTATCCCCAGTTTGAAAGTGTATCGTGTGAAGTAGTTGCTGAGACTGCTGATGAAATGATTAAACAAGCTCAACAGTTTATTCTGTTGGGAAGTAAAGCGATCACTATCAAACTACCATGTACTGTAGAAGGTTTGATTGCATGTAAAGCACTCTCAGTGCTTGGTGTCAAAACTAATGTGACCTTAGTATTCTCTGTAGCACAAGCAATCCTGGCAGCAAAGTCAGGTGCTACTTATATCTCACCTTTCGTAGGTCGCTGTAATGATAACTCATTCAGTGGTGTAGAACTTGTTCGTGCTATCAGTGGAACCTATTGTTCTCAGGGTGTAAGAACTCAAATTCTTGCAGCATCATTAAGAGATGTTCATCATGTGTCACGTTGTTTTGCTTACGGTGCAAGTGTTATTACAATGCCACCTAAAGTATTTTGGGCAATGTATGATCATGTTCTCACTCGCGAAGGGTTAGATCAATTCCAAAAAGACTGGGATGCTGTAAGCAGTTCATAAATATAATTGGCAGCATTGGGAACCATTCGCTAGAGATCATAATGAATCCTGTAATTTTAATTGCGTGTTTTACACCGCTAGTTATTATTTTCATAGTAATAAAACTTGCAGTATGGGTGTCTGCTGTTAATTCAGAAAACTCTTATGTCGGAAAAGAACCTTTACGAAAACGAGGACCATTCTTGGACAATCCATATGCGGATGTTGACGAGGAGGAAGAGGAATTTACAGATCGCACAGACTATAGATGATGCTCTCTATCAATACTATGTTGTAGAACAAGGAAAACCTGTCCCAAATTGGAGGTATGCAAAGGATGCCGATTGGTGGGTTAATTATCTTAAAACCCTAGGCATAGACCCACGCAACCCATGAACAACGAACCAGACTATACAGTAAATTTAACTATAGAAGATATACGTCTATTACATCACTGTGTAATAAAAAGAATAGAACGTTGGGAAGGTTTCCCTGCTCGACCTGCCGAAGAACAAGAACATTTATGGTTTCTTAGAGATTCCATGTATAGAATGATGTTAGATTACCGATTCAACCAACCATGAAATTTGATCTTAATATGGAGGATTATACAATCATCCTCAACGCATTACACTACTATAAAAAAGTAGAAAAGAAAGGAAACTTTAAACAATATAACGAAGACCACGTAAATAAGTTAAGAGACAAGATGGCATATCAATTAATACCTTCTAGAGAAAGTGGTAATAGATTATGATGAGTGGAATATTTGTATTTGGATTTGTGATACTACTCACTGTGGGAATGGAACTTACTTGGTCTGTTAAGAAATGAATTTATTATTACGACCTCTTGACTATCCAAGCGATCCTGTATGGTCAGTAATTATTCTGACATTCCTTGCTGCGGCATTAGCATTAGGGTATATCGTATACATAATAGGTATAGCATCTGAGGAGATGAAAGATGGCAGGACTGACACCACCAAGCAGGAAGAGTTGCTACAACTTCCGAGTGACGGAGATCAATCGTGTTCTTGATGGCGATACTATCGATGTCACTATTGACCTCGGGTTTGATTTATACAAGAAAGAAAGAGTTAGAATTGCAGGTGTTGATACGCCGGAGAAAAGGACGAGGAATTTAGAGGAGAAAGCACTTGGAATCGACGCAACCGAATGGCTCAAAGCAAAACTCGAAGGCACTTTGGCTGGTGATGATGAGTTGTCTGTTAGGACTGAACTTGTTGGTGGCACTGGGAAATACGGCCGTCTTCTGGGTTGGCTTTACATTGGGGACGACAGTGTGTCCCTTAACGAGCAAATGATTACTGAAGGATATGCTCATCCCTATGATGGTGGCACCAAGGATATGAACCTTGAAGCACTTCGTGAAATTAGAAGAGCACATGGCACGTTGGTAGATTGATTGTTTAATATGATACAATTTCAATATTTTCAAAAACGTTATACTAAATAAGTATACATACCTCTTTGGTAAATCATATGAAAAGGTTCTTACCCTTCATAATGTTACTGATGACCGCTCCTGCAGCAAATGCAGGTGCTCTTACCCATAAAATATCTTCAAGTGTTCAACTAACCGTTGATGCTGCTGCTACTAA